CATCCGACCACCGTTGCGTGGTACCAACCGTGGCCTGCGTCCCGAAAGCGATCGACTGCGACCCGAGCGACATCTGCGCAACGCCCGCCAGCACTTCATACTGCAGTTGCGCCTGCTCAAGCACAGCATCCGCGATATCGCCGGGAACTTCGGCGTATCCGTGCGTGTACGTGACCTGAATATTGCCCAGATCGTCCGGCCAGCACGAAGAACGTCGCAGGATTCCGTTCTTCGCCGACGTACGAAAATCTGTGACTGCCGTCCCATCGATCGTCACCGTTGGGGTGCCGACGACGGGCGCCGCCGGAAGGTTCAGGGATTGTGTCCCGTTCCCGTCCAGCAGCACCACATCGTCAGCAACGAGAGACACCTGATGCCGCACAGCCCCACGGAACCGGTCAGACGCCCTTCTCAGAGCGAGCAGCAGTCTTGGATCCGTTGCGGCGACGTCCAGCAGAGTTGCGAGGTCGGTCGCGTCGGCGAGCATCGGAAGCGGCTCCGACATCCTGATCCCCCTTCGGTTCAGGTACCAGCCCGAGGGCGATAGCGTCCTCGGGCCGATACCTGCGATTGCCGATCGTGATCATCAGCCAGCGGAAGCGATCGTGGCGACGGCGAGCTTGGCAGGCTCACGGATGAGCTGCAGAGCACGGTTCTCCGCACGAATGTACGTGAGGTTCTTCCGGGCGTCGTCCTCGTTCTGGTTGAACGCCTCCACCGTGATTCCGTCGAGATCGAGCAGCTGAACCGTGGTGAAGTCACCCAGAACAGCGGTGCCAGCGGTGATCTTGTTCGACACGACCACGGGGCGACCCCAGATCGTGTTCGGACCGGTACCGAACGGGCCATTGCCGTAGAAGCGGTGGTTGTCATCCTGCAGCAGATCCAGAGCTTCGGAGTCCGCCGAGTTCAGCACAACAGCGGTGATATCTGCCTCGCTGGTGTCCTCAAGCAGCGTGATCGCCTTCCGGATGGTGGTGACCATGTCGGTGGCGAACGCCTGCGTCAGAACACCCGTGGTGTGCAGGATGCCCTTCGGCTGGTTCGTTCCGGTCCCGTTGAGGACGATGTCTTCCATCTTCTTCAGCAGGTTCCGACGCAGGACCGTGTCGATGAGGGATGCGATGATGCCGTCATCCGCGAGTTCCTGGTTCGTGACCTTCACACCGTCGGCGTACGTGTACGCGGCAGCCTGCGCCACAGCCGTGGTCAGAGTCGACAGCGGCTTCGTCGCTCCCTCAGCCACAATCGCCGCAGCCTCGGTCACAGCGGTCAGCTGGCGGTACTCGACGTACGCCGTGTTCGTGGTGCCTCGCGTGATGAGGTCCAGCAGACGCGGTGCCGGCGAGTACGTCAGGTCGAGGATTCCCGGCAGCCGCTGGTACTGCACCGCACCCGTGAGCGCGGACGACAGCGGGGACGGGTCTGCCTTCCGGATGAGCGCCTCAAACGATCCAAGACCGCCAGCCTTGATGCTGACCGGCTTCCCGTCGACGCCACGCGGGTTCGCCTCACGGAAACCCTTCATCACGTCGGACTTCACGAACCGCTGACCGATGGAACCCACGACGGGCTCCTCATCGTCCCGCTTCGCCGGCTCCTCCGTCTTCGTCACGGACACGCCCGCGAGAGCCCTCGCAGCCTCGTCACGCTTCGCGATCGACGTCTCGAGCTCACCGATCCGCTTCGTCAGATCGGGAACACGATCGATGTCTTCCTGAGTGAGGTCATCACCCTTCGCCTTCAGCGCAGCGGCTTCCACCTGCAGCGCCTTCAGCTCTTCCCTGGGGTCCATCAGGACTCCTTTCCGCCCGCGAGAGCGAGCATCAGTTGCGCCTGCGCTTTCGCGGCTGGCAATGAAAAAGCCCCCGACTTGTCGGAGGCTTCGTTCTTCTTCTCTTCACCCGGAGGGGAAGCTTTTTCAACAGCGGCGATGATGTCGCCGAGTTGCGCATGCACGTCCTTGAGGACATCGACGTGCTTCTGAGCAAGCACCCGGCCCTCTTTCGACACGAGCGCGTCGATGTCGGACTTGATCGACAGCAACTGGGTTTCCTGGTTCGCGCCACGCAGAGTCGGTCCGACCTCGTACAGGTCGAGTTTCGACAGGTGCGACACAACTGCGCCGTCCTCCTGCGTCTCAAGGGACCAGCCGCCTTCCGCGGCACGGGCCACGAACGAGAATTGGGCAACACGACCCGACTTCATGAGCTTGTACACCTGAGCCGCGGTCGGGTTCTCGAGGTCAAGCTGGCCCGTGATCTGCAAACCCTTCTCGGTCTCCGCAGCATCCGTGACACCACCAATGTGGGAGAACGGGTCCTGCCACTCGTGCGACCAGATGACGGGGATCGGCTGCCCCTTCGCTTTCCACTCGGCGAGCGTGTCCGTGAACGCGCCCGGGTCGATGATGTCGCCCTGCGAGTCCACGTTGCCGAACACGGCCACCAGGGCAGTGAACGTGCCATCCTCCGTGTCGGCCACGGTCGCGGTCGCGTCAAACGCTGCGATCTTCATGCGGTCCATGAAGCCCTCCTCAGAACGTGTAGCTCACACCGCAGGTGCACCCTGCGACTTCATCGACGGAACCGCGGCTATCACCGGGCCAACGCAGACCGTTGGAGAACAGATCATCCGCGGGCACGGTTTCCCCGCCGAGCGCCGCGTGCGCAGGCCGAGGGTTGGACGAGTAAACGTTCCACGTCTTCGACTTTGCACCGGCAGCGTGCGCCGCATCATGACCACCGAACCCTGACGCATCAGCGAGAGCGGAAGCAGCCCACGCCACAGCACCAACCTTGACCAGTTCCTCGAACGCGGACCGCTGATCGGCTGGGGTCTCCCATTCACCGTTCGCGGTAGCGATGACGCCCTCGTTGATGCCTCGAGCGGTGGTGTCCGCCATCTCCTGCACGTAGTTGCGCATCACGTCCGCAGACCACACACCGGCCGGTGACTTCAACGAGGCAAGCACGGCCTGTGCCTGATCGACGGCAGCGCCGAACAGGTGCGCATGCACCGCATCCGACATGACCTGATCCCACTGCTCGTGGAACACATCCGGGTCAACCTTCGAACCGGAATCGATCGCAGCGACCTGCTGCTTGTACACGCGCTGGATCGCGGCCGTGAGCCGGTCGCGGGCATCATCCGGTGCCGCCTTCCGGACCACATGCACGACGCTTTCCGCGGCATGGGTGAGCGACTTCTCCGCGTTCGCGTCCACATTCTGCGAACCCGTGTCACGAGGAGACGCGAGACCACCCTCAACCACATTCAGCGGTGTGATCAGTTCGTCGCCACCCTCCACGGCGGGAAGGTTCTGCTTCGCGCGCCCCTCATTCCGGGTCAGCCATGGGCCACCAATCGAGGTGGACAGGATCTGCGCCTGCTCCGCGAACGATCCGTTCATCGCAGCTTCACGATCCAGTTCCGCGTACACCCCATCCGTGGTGTCCAGTGCAGGCACGAGTTCCGCGTTCACCGTCTGCTGGAACTCTTCCAGCCTCGGCCCCAGCACGGGACCGAACAGCATCTGCCGGAAAGCGGCAATGTTCGAGAACGTGCCCTCACGTGCCCCCACCAACTCGGGCGGAACATAGAACGCTGACGCCACCTCAGCATCCGTCAACTGGCGTCCCTCGATATCCTTCGCGTCGACAGGCTTCACGGTGTCGAGCACCTGATACTCCATGCCGTCCTCGAGGATCGGAGTACCACCGGCATGGTTGTCACGCCACTGACGCCACGACTCCGTGAACCGGTCCCGCTTCTTGTCCTCCCAAACGGATGCCGTAGCTGGCCGCTTCAAGTAGCCGGAGATCTTCGGCTGGAACTTCCACTTCGCGTTACGCCACGCCACCGCATTGGTCTGCTCGTCGAGCAGCTGCTGCAACGTCACCATGGGCGACACACCAACACCTGACGTTGGTGACCAACCGGTGCCGATCGCCAACGGAAGATCAGTGATATCGACGATGCCCTTCGGCGCGTTGATCCCGATTCGGACGATATTGCCGAACAAGTCAGAGTCGATGACGAGTAGACGCGGCGATATCCGCTGCAGATCATCACCGATCAGCGCGACACACCACAGGTCGTACAGGCACGCATCAATGACCGTGTCGTGCCACAGCTTGAACCCCGTCTGGAACCGCTTCGGCTGCGCAAGCTTCCGTTCAGCCGGCGACGACTGCAGACGCTGCCTGTCCGTGTCCGACACACGCGAATACGCATGCCACGGCACCGAAGCATGGTTCCGGGCGATGAACCCGACCACCTTCCGCACAGACGGTTGTGTCTTCCAAATCCGCAACGGGTCCGTCACCCCAGTAGAGGTGAACGCCGACAACGGAGTCGGAGCATCCACCACGGGGATACCCCAAGTTGTGACCGTGTTCCCACCCGGAACCGACGAGTCCCCGATCACGATCGGGTCAGCAGGCGCGAACGTGACCATCAGCCCACCACCTGCACTGTCAGAACCGCATGAACAGGAACAACCACAGAGCCCCGAGCCTCCACAGACCCCGAACCGGACGGGTGCGGGTACTCCACCGAACCAAGCCGAAGCGCACGAACCGACAACCGCGTCACAGCAGTGATCACGGTGCCATCAGTGAGGGAGACGATGACCTTACGGCCCGGCCAGAAGAACACGTCGCCTCCTACGCAATGATCAGGTCGTGGTCCTCGTAGGCCGACCGGACGAGCTCTTCGCTCATCGCTTCGCTGAGCGCATTTATTAACGCCGCTACTCCGTCGATCTTGTCGCCGGCAAGCTTCTTCGACGGCTTCACGTTCTCCGCCGCATCAATCTCAACGGCAAGGTTGTCGACGCACCACCTGCTCACCGGGTTACCGCCATGGATCAGCATCGGCTTCGACGGCTTCCCCATCAGCACAAGCCTCTGCAGTTGTTTCGTCGGCGACGACAACGTCAAGAACCCTTGCCGTACCTTCACTAGGTTCATACCGTCCGCCGCCAGGTCATTCGTGATCTGGGAAGCGTTGTACGGGTCGAACCCGATGGACAGGATCCGGAACTTCTCCGCATCGCGTTTCACCTGCGCGCGAATGTAGTCGTAGTCCTGCACGTTCCCTGGTGTTGTCGTCAACCAGCCGTCTTTCACCCACTGCGACGCAGCACCATTCGTGCGCTTGTCCAACGCCGGCACGTTCTCCTCTGGCGTCCAGTACCGCCACAGCGCCTGGTACGCGCCATCCTTATCGGGAAACAGGAGACACAGCGCAGACAGGTCCGACACCGACGCCAGGTCGAGACCGCCATAGCATTCCCGACCCGTGAGCGCGAGCTCCGACACGAGCCCGTGGTTCCGGTCCCATGCGGCCAGATCGATGTACTTCGTTTCCTGCTTCGTCCGAACGTTCAAGTTCAACCGCAGAAACCGGGAAAGGTTCGCCGGAGACGACTTCGCCTTCTCCGCTTCCGCAACCATGAACGACTTCGTCGGCGACACCCCATAACCAGGGTTCGCCGCCCGCCACGTCGCCTCCGCGAACGGGTCCGCGTCAGCCGGCGCAGCGAAAATCACCGCATACTCCGTCGGCGACTTGATCGCACCACGGCACAACTGCTCAACATGCTTCCGACGCTGCGCATACGGAGTCAACTGACCACCATCATCAGCCGTCGTGATGATGAACCCCAACGGCTGATCACGAGCACCAGTACCCGACTCGAGCGCATCGATCACAGACATGTCCTTATGGACGTGCATCTCGTCAGCGATGAAACCCGACGGGTTAGAACCCTGCAACAGGTCACCGATCGAGCCAACCGCTTTCATGAACGATTGGTCGACCGGGCGGACAATCTCCTTCTTCATCGACTGCACACCAGCAGCCTTGAAGTCCGGCGAATTCCGAACGATGAGATACGCCGGCCGGAACGCGTTCATCGCCTGGTCCCTAGACCCGGCCGCAGCGATCACCTGCGCCCCAGCCTCACCATCAGCGAACGCCAAATACAGCGCCAACCCAGCAGCGATCGTGGTCTTGCCGTTCTTCCGCGGAACCTCGATCCACGCATTCCGAATGATCCGCGTGACCGTACCAAACGAATCCCGAGTCACCCACCCGAAGATCGGAGCAATGATGTACGCCACCTGCCACGGATCCGGCCTCAACTCGTGACCAGCCCACTTACCCTGCGTATGCCGCATCCGCGACAACGAATCGATTACACGATCAACACGCGCCGGATCAAAGTACGCTCCCCGAACACTGCGAGGCTCCCTCGTCCGCCACAACGGACGCTGCCACGCCTCAAGCTCGTAACCGCGCTCCGAGACGTACCACTCAACCTCAGGGGAAAGATCCGCCGCGTACGTCCTAGCTATTGACCGCGAACGGGTTCCGGCTGCCATCGTCAGCCTCCTTCGCCACCGTCGTGCGAGCACGCGCAGTAAACGAAAGGCCAAGCTGCTTCGCGAACTCAAGGAACGCCGTCGAATGATCCCGGAACACCTGCGACGCCGGATTCTTCATCACCCGATCGTTCTTGTCGTCATGCATCGTCGACGTACCACCCAGGAGCTCGTCCGAAGCCTGCACCGCAGCCGCATAGTGCCGCAACGCCAACTCAAGCGTCGGCCCATCAACAACTGCGATCAGGCCAGCATCATCAAGCTCACTGACGAGCTTGTCCCACAGGCCATGCAGACTCTCCGGCAGACCATCGGGACGCTCCGGCGCGGTCGGGCTGATCGAAGCGTTAGCCGACGACACATCAGGAGACTTATCCGTCACAAGCCGCAGGTTCGGCGGCAGCTTCAGCTCCGACACAGGACCACGAGCACCCACCAGTGATCACCTCCGGAGATATAAAGCCTGGAAACTTACACGCACACACGAAGGTCTTCCCGCGGCGCTTCGCTCCCCTATGGTGTCTGCGATCTGGACTCCCCTTTGGGGTGTCGGGTCGGTTTGACTGTTTTCGTTCGAATTGAGAATTTTCCGTTGCGAATGCGTACGGCGAGACGGCACACCATGGTGCCTACCGGGTGGCCGTGGATGGTGCCGGTGATGGTCTGGTCGGGTAGGTGGATGGTGATGGGTACCAGGTAGGAGGCGAGCCACACGAGTCTGGGGTGCCGGAGTGTGGGGGTCATGTGGTGCGCCTCCTCCGGGTTGCCATGCGTTGGATGTCTTCTCGTGTCTTGTCGTCGTTGTGTGTCTTGCACAGGTATTGCCCGTTGTCTGGGTCGTAGAGGGCTCCGCCTTCACCTACGGGTGTGATGTGGTCGGTGATCTTCCCTGGTTGTCCGCAGACTGCGCAGCGTCCGTTGGAGGCGTGGATGACCTGTTGCCGCCAGTGGTTGTACTGGGTGGGGTCGATGAGGCGGGTGTGTTGTGAAGGGTTGGCCCATGGTTTGCGTTGGTGGGTTTCGCAGCGTCCGTGGCGTGTTGCGAGTTCACCGCAGGTTGGGTCGGAGCAGCGCGTCCCTGGTGCGTGCGGCATGATGTGTCGTCGTCCTCGGTTTGGGGTCTCGCGGTTGTTCGCGGGTGGACGTACTATGCGGGCATGAGTGAACGGTCGGAGCATCCGTCGGTGTCGGCGCTTGAGGTGCGGGTGGCGTCGTTGCCTGCCCGTCGTGAATCTTGGTCTGCGTCTGGTGTGCTCGGGCTCGTTGGGGCCGTGCTCGTTGTGGCCGGCGTGGTGACGTGGGTCGTGGCCGGGAAGCTGTTGGCTGATGCTGAACGTGTGGCCGGTTACTCGCAAGCGTTGGGTGTGCCGGCCGGGTTCAATGACAGCGGTGTGGGTGGGTCCACGATCTGGATGTGGGTTGGCATCGCTGCCGTGATCGTTGGTGCGCTTGCTGTGGTGGCGGCTTTGATCGTGCGTGCTGTTGGTGGGCGCCGGGTTTAGTCGGTTCCGCGGTCCCATGCGGGGTTGCAGCATTCGGCTGCGGCTAGTGGTGTGACGTAGAGGGAGCCGCAGTCGGGGCAGGTGTACATGACACGCTGGTCCATGGGGTTACTTCTTCCCGATGTGTGGTGCGTAGTCGGTCCAGGTGCTGGTGTGGCCGAAGGCCCAGCGGATTGGTTCAGTTACCACACATTGCCGCCTGAATGCCCTGGTCGACTCAGGGACGTATCAGGCAGCGGCTCGACCCGTGCACAGGTCATCGACAGGGCCTCATTAGGTGGCCAGAATCCGCGTTGGCAGACACCGGCAAAGGGAAAGCCCCGGCTCGAGTTAGTCGAGGTCCGGGGCTTTCGTCCTCCGTGTACCTGTTTTTGGGTGCACTTTGGAGGGGTTGTTCTTAGTGTACGTGGTGTTGGTGACGTTGAACTTGTTATTGAGGGTTCGGCGTGTCGCCCGGGTCCCACCCTTCACGGATACGTGCCGGGTCGATCTCTTCCCACTTACCGACTGGACGGCGGAGCGTGGTGTAGTTCCAGTAGGGCGATCCGTCTGCGCGGTGGCCTGACGGCTTGTGGGCTGCAGCTTCTTCTTCTGACACCTTCCGCTTGTACGGTCGGCCGTCCATCTCGGTGTACTGATGCGCGTACTGGAATCGCATGCTCTAATCCTGCCCTTCACCCGCCATTGCGCGACGCATAGCCTCTTCCTCGATACTCACGCGTTCAGGCACTGGTGTCCCCTTCACGGGTACGCCGTGGGCGCCATTGCACTACGTGTTCCCAGGTGACGTGGTTGTACGTGATGCTCACGTCAAGGTTGCGGCGGTCGGCTTCCGCTTCGAGCAAGAGGCTGAACGCTGCCAGGGATGCGGACCCGATCTCGGTGAGCTGTGCTTTGGTGATCGTGAACTCGCCGGCCTCGTCGGCGGGGATGATGTCAGCGCTCATCGGCCTGCCCTTCACGGATACGTGCGGCACGGGCACGCAGGCGGCGTGATGACGGGGTGGAGAGTGTTACGCCGGCTGCGCGCTCCCCGAATGCCTCTTCCAGATGGTCCGCCGCGTCTTCGAGTGCTTTCGCGGCAACCTCCCGATCATGGGCGTCAAGCCAACGATCGAACTGTGCGCCGCACTCCGCCTTGATGACGAGAATGTCCGGATCGCTGACTGTGCGCGATAACGCGACCTGACCGGCAATGAGACCGGCCCGAATCTCGCCTACGCTCGGTGTGTATTCGGTGTCTGGTGACTCACTCATCGGGTGCCTCCGCTGTTCGACGTGTACTGGATCGTCACGCGCGACAGGCACGGCTTACATACCCACCGCATCGTGGCCTCGTGCCATGACATCTTCTGCCCGCATCGTGGGCACGACGGCCCGGTGAAGCTCATTCGTTTCCCTGCTCTCGTATCGCGTCGAGGGATCGGCCAACGCCTTCGACAATCCCGGCGCGGCGTTCGCTACCGAGAATGTGCGGGCCAGATTCCGGCATTCCGCGCTGGACCGCCGCGTAGTCCTTTTCGCGTTGCTCGGCTGCGGCTTCACGACGCACCCGCTCGTCACGCGCGCGTAGCCAGTCAGAGGCGAGGATCGCGTCAGCGAGGTGTTCGAGATACAGAAGCGCGTCGCCGGGCATATCTGCCGCCGTGTTGGGTAATTCGAGGGACACGAAGAATGTATCCACCAGTTTCTCCCTGTCGGGGTTCTGGTCAGTCACCAGATGCCTCCACAAGCTCGTACTTCCGCAGAAAGTTGGCGCGCTCAGTCTCGACAGTGCGGCCAGCCTGCCAGCGCACACGCTCACGGCCACCCCACGAGAACACCGCGACAATGCGCACGACCTTCCGATCCGCCTTACGCCGCCATTGCTGACCGATCTGAACCTCACTCGGCATCGTCTCCACCTCCCAGGGCGTCGGTGATCGCCTTCACGGTCGGACACGGCCACGCCACCCACGTGTACTTGCCAGTGGTCGCCGGAACGGCGCAGTGGAAGCACGCCACGTCAGGGCCTTCCGCTGGATACGTAGGCGTGTGCAGTGCGAGTACGTTCTCGACCGCCGACAGCAGACGCGGCATCGCAGTACGTGCGGTGGCGATGAACTCGGCATCCGGCTGGTACAAGGGCGGCTCAACGACGAAGAAGCCGAAGTCGTCCTCCGTGCGAGCCTCTATGGCGAATGCGTCGTCCTGTTCGAACGCTTCCCACGGTCCTTCGGTTGCGGCGTCCGTCTTGGCCTTCCAGTCGGCAAGCTCGGTCGGTTCAGGCATCAGCGGCCACCTTCTCTTCAAGCAACGTGATGAGGTATTCGGCGCGGCGGTCGGCAGCGGCCCAATATTCGCGCGCCTCACGTAGTGCTGCCTGTGCCGCTTCGTTGTATGTCATCTGCTTCACTTCTGCTCGTCTCCCTTCGGTTCGTCGGTATCGGCCAGGATGGCGCGGAGACGTTGCATCTGCTCGTGCCAGATTCGGTTCGACGGCTCGTAGTCCGATGCGTAGAGAGCCGCCTTCACGGCGTCGAGCTTCGCGGTGAGCTTGCGGTTCTCGGCTTCCAGGTTGTAGATGCGCTGAACCGCTGAGTCCGTGTCGAACTCGCCACACCACTCGCACATAAACGGCGTCTCGCCGATCTCGTGCTCGCTGAACTCACCGTGAGCGCTGATGCACTTGCTCACCGCTCGCTCCCTTCGTTGGTATCGGCCAGGATGGCGTCGACGAGGATGCCGATATCGTTCTCGTCCCAGTCCTCGGGCACCTGATCCCACAGGACGTGGATCAACCTCTTGCGGTCGAGCTTCGCGGCGAGCTTTCGGTTCTCGGCTTCCAGGTCGCGGATGTAAGCCCGCTGCTCATCGATCGTGTCTCGCCACACGGATGCGTCTCGTGCAGCGTCTCTCTCGTCCAGTAGGGCGGCGAGCGTCTGGCGCAGCGAGTCCAGGAGAGGAACGGTCTGGTTGTGGTCATGGTCGCTTGCGAATGCGTATCCCACGGTCGGGTTGGTGAACTCTTCCGCCTCTGCGATCAGGTCTTCTACAGCCTCACGGCTTGTGTCGGTCATGCTGTCTCTCCTTGGGTTGCTTTCTCTTTTTGTTCGTCCGCGAGTTCGCGTACAGCCTCAGGCCCTACCCACGTGGTTCCGCACCCGGCACGGCACACGGCACGTTCATGCACCATGCGTCCGTCATCCGTCAGGTCGTACCGGACCTCGATCGGCCACATGCTGCCCCCGTTGATCCGGTCACCCCACGATGTGGCCCCGCACACAGGACACGGGTAATGCGCTTCGAACGACTTCGCCGGCTGCAACAGTTCACGGATCAGGTGAGCCCAACCCCGCAACTGACGCACCCACCATTCCGGGTCGAAGTCGTTGTCCGCGAGGACCGCCGCATGCCACCGTTGCAGGTCCTCGATCGTGGACGTGTGCGGTGGGCGTGTCGGTTCCACAGCCCGGATACGGCACCAGTCCCGGATTTGGGATGCGATCTTCGCGTGCTGCTCAATCGCGGTCAGATTCACCGGAACACGTGAGAGACCGGAAGCCCCAGCTGGTGCTTCACCGTCCGCGTTAGCAGGGTCTGCTGCGGCGGCGAGCCTGTTGAGGAGTGCAGGAACAGTGGATGTGTGGTTGCGCCACCAGGACCCGTCGGGTTTCTTCTGCGCATGATGCTCAACGGTGGGTTTCGTCAACGCTTCCACCGCCTGCAACAGGTCAACCATGTCCGTCACTTCACGGCCTCCCACAATCTCGCGTCGAACGTCACAGACCGTTCCGCACCATCACCCACGGCAGGGATCGCGAGCACCATCTCCAACCCGACAGCGGTCAACACAATGTCGACCGGCTGCTCCACCTCACGCCCGTGAACCCGGATCGGGCCACCATGCAAGCGTGTGCCCGTAGACCACCCGTTACGACGCGCCTCAGCAGCCGGCGTCGTGTCTTCCGGGTGAATGCCGAACCGTGCCGCGACAGCCCGCTCGTGTTTGCTCAACTCCTGAGTCACTTGTTCCCCCTCGTATAGCAGTTCGTGTACCCAGCAGCGCAGGCCAGATAGTCGCTCACTGGTGCCCCTCCGCTCGACGTGCCGCCTTCCGCCGCTGCCACCACTCGTCGAGCTCGGTCTCGTACCGCTCCGGTGTCATCTCCGGGTTACGGTGCTCAAGGATGGAGTGCTCACGGCCGCCGTAGACCGCGAAGCTGTCGCGCTTGTAGTAGTGGCTGTTCAGCAGGTAGCCGCCGCGGGTTAGGGCGAGTAGCTCGCGCTCGATCTCGTCGTGCGAGTTGCCGTCGATCACCACCGTGAGCCGGTACTTCGTCATCGGTGGGGCGTCGGACTCCGGGTGGATGCCGAACGCGTCGACCCGGAGCCGCTGCTCGGGTGTGAGATCGGGCGCCGTCACCGTCTCGTTCATGCTGCTGTTCCCTTCGCCGCCCGCGCGGCACTCGTTCTCGTTCATCACGACCCCCACTCCACGGCGCGAGAGAACTCGCCCTGCCAAGCAAGATCGACTTCACCGGTCTGCCCGTGCCGGTTCTTCGCCACATCAATGACGAGGTGTTCCGCGAGCTCGTCACCCTCACGGCGCAGCAGCATCACCACGTCGGCGTCCTGCTCGATCGCACCCGACTCGCGCAGGTCCGAGAGTTTCGGTTGAGCCATCACCGACGATTCGCTGTTGCGGTTCAACTGGGACAGCGCGATCACTGGCACTTGGAAGTCCTTCGCAAGGATCTTCAGCTGGCGGGAGAACTCCGCTACCTGCAAGTGCCGGTCAATCTTGTTGCCTGCCGTCATCAACTGCAGGTAGTCCACGACGACACCGGTCAGACGCCCCTTGCGGGACACCTGCCGCGCAAACGTGCGAACCTCGCCGGCGGAGATACCCGACCGGTCGTCGATGGCGATGTTCAACGCCTCGAGTTCGGTGCGTCGGTCGGTGAGGATCTGCCAGTCCCGGTCCGTCATGCGGGCGTCTTTGATCTTCCCCACCATGATCGCCAGCCGTTCCGCGATGAGACGCTGCACGAGCTCGTGCTCGGTCATCTCCAGCGACGAGAACGCCACCAGACCGGTCTGCGCGAGCCCTGCGGCGAGTTGCGCGGCAATCACCGTCTTCCCGACGCCGGGACGTGCGCCGATGACGTACAGGGCGCCGGGGCGCAGTCCACCGATGCAGGCGTTCAGCGTGAACCATGGGGTCGGCGTGAATGTCTCCTTGCCCTGCAACCGGTTGATGACCTCCGGGAGGATGTCCCGCACGAACCGCAGCTTCTGCTGCTGCGCACCCACCGCGGCATCTACCAGCTCGACGGCACGGTCTGCCATCTGCGTCCGGGAAAGCGTCGGATCCAGGGCGGCCAGGGCTGCACCCGTCTCGGCGAGCTTTCGTCGCAGCGAGTGCGTCGCGACGATGTCTGCGTACGAGGCGACGGCGTGCGCAAACGGGGCATGGTCCGTCAGCGTCCAGATGAACGCCGCGTGCTTCGGGTTCCCATCCGCCAACGTGATCTGGTCGACGTGGCGGCCGGCGCGACGCATGGCCGCCATCTGGTCGTACAGGTCGCCGCGGAACGGCTCCCGGAAGTCGTCACCGGTGAGGGCGATGTCATCGACGCACGCGCCGCCAGTGGCGATCACAGCGCCGAGGACAGCGAGCTCGGCCTCTTCGATGGTCTCGTTCACGCGGCATCCACCTTCGGCACGAGACGCCCGTCGGCGTCATAGGTCATGTCGTTGAACCGACGCTTCGGCTTCGCTGGCACGGTGGCGCTCGGCTTCGCCTTCGTCAGCCACGTGGTGAACGCGGCGTTCCAGTTCGCGGCATGCCGGTCGTGAGTCTCCGCATGCAGCCGGAACGCCTCCGCCTCCGCCGTGACATCGACCCCGGCTGACTTTGCACGCTCGATGTGAGATGCCGTCGGAGCCCATGACTTCGGAAGTCGAATCTCCGGCTTCTTCGCTTCGTTTCGCCCAGAATGCGAAGCATTCGTAGCTGTAGAAGTAGATGTAGAAGTAGAGGGACCCATAAGCGATGCCATCGGTTTAGGGTCAACCGATGGGTCAACGCTTGGGTCAGACGTAGGGTCAACCGATGGGTCAAGCCGAACATTGAGACCGGGCGTCTTCATCAGCGTCTCGATGCGCTCGAGCTTCCACGCAGGAAGGTCGGGACGCGCACCGGCCACCTTCTGCACCTCGAACGCGACAACCGCACGCAGCCGACCGGACGCGATACCAGCCCAGTCGTTCAGCATCGTCACCGTCATGTTCGGCTGTTTCAGGACACCGTCGTACTTCACGTACGAGCGGATCAGGATCTCTTCAGTACCCTCGTCGATGACGACGAACAGGCGCTGCTCGAGCTCCCGCGCGATGCGCTTCACATCGGCCGCGGTCGTGCCGGATGCCATCCGTGCGAGCCTCCCAGGACGCCAGTCGCACACGCCGGCGCGGTTCGTGTCCGGGTGCGTGAGCAGCAGCTCGTACAGCCACTGCGCGTCCCGGGACAGCGCCCGCCAGTCAGCGTCACCCCACATGTCGAGGCGGATGTTCGCGTGCTCTCTCGCCACTACCGGTCACCGCCGATCTTGGCGAGCTGACGGACGCGAGCCTCGGTGATACCGAGGAGCGCCCCGATGGAACTGTTCGTCATACCGTGTTGCCGGGCAGCGACGATGTAGGCGATGCGTGTGCGCTTCGCCCTCTCGAGGTCGTCCCGAACGCGGGTCAAGTAGTCGCCGGCGATGCGGCGTTTTTCGTCGTCGGTAGACTGCATGACAGTCCTCCTCCTGGTCACAGGGCGGTCGGATGAGAAGCGGTCAGGTGCTGGTAACACCTCGACCGCTTCGCCCTTTTCGGGGCCGATTCCATGGTCGTACTCCGCTTCGAACAGGGGCAATTCGGGCTGTGTATAAGTCTGGGGATAAGTTCTCGACACGCCGTGCTGACCGGGGATAAAGGTGTGCGGTTCTCGGGGTATAAATCTCGAACGCGCATTCGTAAAATGCTTCTGATCAGCCATTCTTTCTCCGCACACTTGTTGGCAAAAACTTCTTCGAAACCACAGGCATGTAATTCGAGTGGACTCTCGAACTGTGGACAAAGGTTGCGCGAAACCGGAACTCATGCTGTGGCCCTCCATCCCATTGCTGTCATGCGCTCACGCGCCTCCTCCTCGGTGATCTCGCGGACGCCGCCGCCGTCGTCGTAGAGCACCCAGATGTCGATGTAGATGCCGTATTGGCCGCGCACACGTCGACGCGCCGGCCACTCGGCGGGGTCTGCGTAGCCGGGCACAGCCCATCCCTCCGCGATCGCCTCCGCTGGGTGCGCTGACTTCCAGCCGTGGCAGCCTGTCGTGCCCGTACCACCGAGCACCTGCAGGTTCGACACGACCGTGAGACCGCCGAGCGAGCGGTCCTTGCGGTGATCACGCGACGTGACACCCCACCCGCAATTCCGGAGGCACCTCTGGCACCTGTCTCCGTCGCGGAGTGTGACGAGCTCGTACGCGTCCGCCTCGTCAGCCTTCGACGGTTGCGGTGCGGTCTCGTACTTCGGCCTGATGGTCATGCCGCCACTCCCAGTGATTCGATGACGCGGGGCCATAGGATCGACAACGCGAGCAGCGCTTGTTGCGGAACGACACCGTTGCCGAGCGCCTTGACCTGCTCACCCCAGGTGAGACCGATGCTCGGGTCGGTGACCCATCCGTCGGGGAGGCCCATCATCCATTCCTCGAACCGGGCCGACAGGCGACGGGAACCGTTCTTCGCGGCTCCCGGCTCAGTCGGGGCGGGTGCTATCCGTCCGAGGGTTCGTTCCCAACGGGCGATCGCTGGGGCGTACTGTCCCCAATCAGTTGGGCTGCGATGCCCAACGGCATCCCCATCCCGTTCCCGTTGATCCCTTTGGCCTTCACTCGTGCTCGTCGCTCCAACCACGTCTCGGGCGTCTCCCCCGAGTTCGCCGCTGACGCGTCCGGCGTCGGCAGCAAGTGATAGCCGATGGTCTCCGGCAGTGAGCCGTTCCCATCCTCGACGTGTCTCATCGCGGCCGGTGCCGTCAGAGAGGCCCGACCGCCCATTGCTCGCGGAGTCGGCAGGAGCGTCTTCACGACGCCCTTCAACAGCAACTCGTTCGACCGTTTGCCGCCGCGCCGCTCGTGACCACCTTCCGCGTCCGCCACTCCCGGAGTCGGCAGGAAGTGAACCACGTCCGAGATCGACGGCTGATGACCACCCGCGCGCCGCTTCTCCGGATCCTGCGGCCCACCCCGATCGCCCGCGTAAGCGTCGGGCGTAGGCAAGAACGAAGACACGGAACCGTTGATGCGGGGCACCGGCATCGGACGCGCGAACGCCAACCCATTCCGTGTCATACCCGAGATCGGAAAGGTCTCCGAGAACACGGCCGAGTGCCCTAAGAGCTGGTCGATCAGGCCCGTAGGTCTCTCCCAGCAGTCCCGGCTCGTGCTCCACGTCGCTAGCGGCGTAGGTGCTGAATGCTCCACGTACGTTCTCCCAGATCACAATCGACGGGCGGATGGTGGCGACGGCTTCCCGCATCTGCACCCACAGGTTCGACCGGGTGCCTTCCGTCATGCCGGCACGCTTCCCCGCACCGGATAAGTCCTGGCATGGGGTGCCGCCCGCCATGATGTCCACCGGTTCCACGCCGGTCCAGTCGGTACGGGTCATGTCACCATGGTTCGGAACGCCAGGCCAGTGCGCGGCGAGCACCTTCGACGGGGCATCCTCGTACTCCGCGAACCACGCCGTGCGGGCGCCGAAGAACTCCTCAACCGCCATGTCGAGTCCGCCGTAGCCG